CATGACCCTGGCTGTCGTGCTTCCACCCGCGTCCGGGGTGTTGTTCGACAGCACGATCGACTCCATGTCACGCTTCAGCTCCTTGCCGCGCTTGGCGATCTGATAGGCCAGTTCGGACTTCCGACCGGCCTTGTCGACGGCCTCGAGCGTGCCGGAGATGGTGACTGTCTTTCGAGCGATCTGCAGGTAGTTACCCACCTTGGCGGACGGAGTCACGGCAGTCGTCGAGGCGATGTCATCGCCCTCGACCTGCGCGTTGTCGGATGTGGCGTCGGCCAGGCTGTCGGTCTGCCACTCGTGAGTGGTGGCCTTGGCCGAGCCCCTGGCACAGCCGTTAATGAACGGCGTGTCAGTCGGGCTGATGTCGAAGATCACGACCTGCAGATCTTCGCGCTGCCCGATGGCCGTGTGCGTGGTATATGTAGTTGCAAAAGCTGTCATTATATACTCCCGCTCGTGCTACACCAAGGTCTCGAAGACCAGAGCAGCTGCGTCATCTACCCTTCCGCTTTCACGGAGTTGGTCGCGTTGTGAGCGAGATTTCCGACGGGCCTTGGAAGACTTGGACCGGCTCTTGGGCTGGCCCGGCTTCAGCACAGGACTCTTCGTGGCCTTCTTCCTGACGACCTTCTTCTGCGCGTCCAGCTCGTCGTATGCCTTGGCCTTGGCGAGTAGTATCACGACCCGGTGGTCGTAGACATTGGCCAGCTCCTCGGAGTCGAAACCGAGTCCGGTCGCGTAGGACACCAGGTCCTGTTTCGCGGCCAGGGCCACAGACTCGTCCTTCCAGTCGGGGAAGACGCCCTGTAGCTTCTCGTTCTCCGTACTGGCGATCCGAGAACGCTCAGCCTCCCAGTCGGCCTTCATGGTCGACTGGAGTTTGGCCTGCTCCTCCCGGACCCTCGCCATCTCCCCCATCTTCCGTTGATAGGTGACCCACTCCTGCGGGTCGTCTGTCTTCGGCTCCTGTGGGAGCTGGGCCTGCAGCTGCTGGTCCAAGGTCCCCAGCATCGCAGCATACTGCTCTCGCTCTCCACGGACGGCCTGCAAGTCTTGATCAAACGCCTTGCGATCTTGAGCAAGCTTCTGGCTCTTCCGTGTCCATGACGCGGTGCGAGAGTAGCCGGCCCGCAGCTCGTCCAGAGATACCGAGACCTCCTCGCCGTCGACCTTGACGGTGTAGTTCTCGGGTACTGGCGGTGCAGACTCTACTACCTCTTCGTCGTCCTCGTCTTCGGGCTCGTCCTCCGCGGGCTCGTCATCCTCAACTGCGTCAGCAGCTTCGGCGTCAAAGTCCTCGGTCTCGGTCTCGTCCCACAGCCCCTTGGCCGCCTCCTCTACGGTGCGGCCAGATGTACCTTCGTCCATGCTAGACGTTCCTCTCCTCTTGGACAAGTCCGTGTGCCCACGTCCCTATCGGGACATGGCGGCATGTTGCCCTGTTGATAGTATGGCCCGTAACTGCTTCCGGACCTCGTCCAGCGCCTGAACCTTTGCCCACGACATCTCTCGTCGGGTGATGTCCTCGGCGCTGCGCCATTCCTTATAGAACATCTGCTCGGCCCGGCTATAGGCCTCCTCCATGACCGGGTCCTCCAGCAGCCTCCTGGCGATCTCGCCCTTGGCGATCGGGTCAGCCATTCATGCCCCCTGCCGGCGGCGGAGGTGTGTTCCGGCCCTGCGCGTCGGCCGCGATGATGGCCTTGGCCGTCTCCACGTCCGCTCGGATCTCGGCGTCGTTCATCTTGGCGCCGTACTGGGCCTCGGCCGTGGCCTGCTTCATGGCAAAGTCCAGGGCCATCTCCTGCCTCTTCCTCGCGTCCTCCATCATCATCTTCTCACGGTCCAACTGGATCTTGGCCTGCTCGATCTGGATCTGAGCCTGCATGGCCATCATCTGCGGGTCCTGCTGTTGCTGCTGTTGCTGCTGTTGCTGCATCTGCTGTTCCTGCTCCGCGCTCATGCTCTTGAAGAAGGTCTCGGCGTTCGGGAAGCCGGCCAGCTCCACGATCCGGCCCAGGGTATGACGGTACTCGGTCATGCCCACGAGCGGTGAGCCCTGCGCCATCAGCTCCTTCTGCTCCTGTAGGATCAGCATCAGCTTCTGGACCTTGGTCTCGTCGTCGCCGCTGCCCAGGGCCAGGTTGACCCGGACGTCCATCTCCGCGTTCCAGCTGCTGGGGTCGATCTCGACCCACTCGTTACGCAGCCTGACGGTCCGCGGTCGGTCCTGGTTCTCCGTGATCAGCTGCAGCAGGCCGACGTAGAGCTGCCGGAATCCGGTCTCCGCGAAGATCCGGGCCGTCAACTCGAGATGCTGTTGAGCACCGGACAGGGTAGCCGCTACTGCCGCCTTGGTGGCACTTTGAAGTGCGTCGGCGTCGAGCCCTGCGGCCGCCTTGCTAATCCCTGTCCGGTTCTCCTTCATCTCGTCCAGATACTGTAGCATGGGGAATGCTTCCTTGCCGACGAAGGTATGGGCCACCTCACGGATCATGCCCGGCCGCTCGACACGGATCACGCCGCCGATCTCCGGGTTCATGATGTCGGCCATGTTGACCTCGCCCTCGACCACCTCGGTACGCGGGTTCAGGGTCAGGGTCAGGCTGTCGTACTGGCCGCGCATGGTCGCGCTCTTCATGAGCTGTATGTCCATCGTATAGTCGGCCGCCGAGAGCCCTACAATGGTATGTGGCTCCGGATCGAAGCTGAACAGGGCGAACGGCCGCTGGCTGCACGGCTCCCAGTCCACCAGCTCGAAGTCGTCACCGATCGTTCTTACCTTGACCAGCTCCGCGATGCCGTCTTCCTCGTCGCTCATGTCGGCGTAGACATAGAGCTCACCGAAGAAGACCTCGTCCCGGCTCGGGTCGCGTTGCTCGGTCTCGTTGCGCTGGTGCTCGTTCAGGTCGAATCGACGGGCCGTGGCGAGTTGATCGTGAGTCCCATGGACCCGGTTCCTGCCCTTGCCCTTCTTGTCCCTGACCAGGTCGGGGTCGATGCCCAGGGCGATCAGGTCGCTGGCCGGCACCGATCGGACATGGCCCACCAGCTCGGCCTCCTCGATGCTACGTGCCTCCGGGCTGAAGATGAACTCCTCGGACGGCACACAGGCGATCTGGGCCCGGCCGTCCTCCACGGTACGGTGGACATAGGCGTCGAAGAGCATCGGCGCGCCCTCCATGCCGCCCAGCGGATACTGGTTCTCTACCTCCAGCTCGTCGACGCTGGAGTCGGCCTGCAATAGGACCAGCTGCTCCTCAGTCAGGCCGGTGAAGCTACGGCCCTCCTTGTGCAGCTTGTCGTCCCACCAATACTTGATGACGCCGATCTTACGGACCAATGCGTCCTTCAGCGCGCCGTAGGTGATGATGAAGCCGTCATTGTCGGCGCGGAGCACGATCTTGTTGATATAGTCGGTCGCCTGCTTAGCGCCCTCCTCGTCCTCCGGCCCCTGGGCGCCATATTCGACCACGTCGTCCGAGCCGAAGAAGATACGCATGAAGCTCGGCAGCATGGCCTGGACCGTGTCCCGGACGTCGGTGGATACCACCTTGCTACGGCCGTCCTCCTCGTTGCCGAAGGGCCGGCCCATGTAGTAGTCCGTGGCCTGAGTCTGCTGTGGGTCCAGGTCCTCGTCCCGCCATAGCAGTGCCCGTTCCGCGGCCTCGGCCACGAAGCCCTCCAGACGCTCCTCGGCCGTGGGGGGCGCGAGGGCGTCAATCCCTTCGTCCATCTCGTCCTCGAGCGGGAATCGCCCGCTGCCCTCGTCACTGAATGCCATTCTCTCCCCCTAAACGATGCACTTCAAATTGCGCCTGATCGGCTTGTTCCAATCGGCCCGGCCCTTACGGCCCAAGGCCGCTGTAACTGCGTTTGATGCGAATGTCAGCATGAATGCGTCGGCATGGTTCGGGCTCTTGTGGCCCCGCTTCTTCATCTCGCCCTTGCTCTCGACCTGGATCTTGCCGCTTGACGTGTACTTGAAGGTCGGCATAACCAGCTCACGCTGGAGCTCCTCCAACCCCACCGGAATGTGGCAGGCCCTCTGGCTCAGCCACTCCCTGCCCTTGAACCAGAGCTCGGCGCGCTGGTTCAGATAGGTCTCACTCATGCTGGCGCTCTCGGACACGTTAATGCCCCGGGCCGGCAGCTCAAGCTCCCGGAGGCGGTCCACGACCCCGGCCCCGAGGCCGATCACGTCGACCAGGATCTCCTTCGGCCGCTCGGAGGGCAAAAGGGCGTTATATCGGCTCGTGACCCGGCCTACCAGGCTCATCAGGTCCAGATTCTTGTAGGTGTACTCCCAGTCGACCGAAAAGGCCGATCTCTGCGTCAGACAGCTCATATCGTCCCCGAAACGGGCCACGTCCAGCCCCCAGACGACTTTTGCGTCCTCAGGCACCGCTAGGTCCCGATTTCGGGCCGATTCCACCAGCTCGAACGGGATTACGGTGTCGTCGTCGGCCTTTGGGAACTCTCCGAGGACCCTGACCCGGTAGGCGTTGCTGTCCTCGCCATACCTGGCCGCCACGTCCTCGATGAAGTCCTGCGTCACCCGGTGGCTGTCGAATCCGCTGATATGGGTCGTATGCCACATGTCCTTCAGCTTATGGTGCGTGTCGAAGAAGAATCCAGACGTTCGTACCGGGTTGCCGGCCAGGATCGTGGTCGCGTTATGGCCTGACATGGACCCGATCGCGGCCTCGAAGATCATCTCGTCGACCCCGGAGGCCTCGTCGGCAATCAAAAGAACGTGATCTGAGTGGACGCCCTGCAGGGCCTCGGGGC